TTCGCAAAGCAGTATAAGCGCCAATTAGTAAGTTAATAAGGACAATAGTTGCCTGAACTCCAGCTGCTATTTTGGATGCTACGAAAACTGTTGCTAAAACCCCGCCAACCACTATTAGCTCATCTTTAAGATCAATAACTGTGTTTATAAATCCTCTAACCTTCTTACCCCATTCAATAGCGGTTTTCTGGCTATCTGTAAGAGCTTCATCCAAGCTATCTTGACCAGTAAGGCCAGCGATAAACGCTTCTAGGGCTGGAATAAAGTTGTCTAATATCCAAGCAGTAAGTTCTTGAACTACTGGCAGCAAGGCAGCGCCGATAGATTCCTTGGCTTCATCAAGAGCAATCTTGACGCGCTCTAATTGCTTGGCTGTGGTCTCTGATTCCTTCTCGGCAAAGTTTCCAAATGTGCCAGTAAGCTGCTGAAAAATTGCATCGAAGTCTTTGCTTTTTATAATATCTGCATCAAGGCCAAGGCCAAGCTTGCCAAGGGCGGTAGTGTTGCCATCATAGGCTCTACCTAAAGCGTTAGATATTGTTTCTAATGGCTTGCCAGTAGCAGCACTTAAATCTAGTGCCAAATTTAGCAACTTCTGAGCTTCTTCTACATCTTGCGTAGATCTAACTAAGCGCGTAAAGGCAGGGCGCAAACCATCGTCCGCAACTCCTATGGCGATTGAAGTCTGCTTAATATATTTCTCAACGCCTTCAATCTGCTTAGCAGTAGCGCCAGTCGTTGCAGTAATAGTTTCGGCTAATCGGCGTTGGGCGGTCTCATCTTCGGCAGCAGCTTTAACCGCGCTAACTGCAAATGCGCCAATGGCTGCTCCAGCAGCAGCAAAAGCAATAGCTGCCTTCTTACCAAATTCAGCTGCGCGTTCCCCAATAGAATCAATATCTTTAGATCCATTTTGTAATTTCTTTTGGAAATCGGCTGTATCGGCTAGAAGCTTAAGCGTTAATGCTCTGGAATCAGATGCCACTTATGCCCCACTTATCTAAAATCTTATTAAATGCTCTGGTCCATTGTGCCACAATATTCTTCTGCTCTTGGCGTAGAGTTGGATAAATAAACCATCCGCGAGAGCCGCGTCCTTGTCTGCCAGAGTAAGCAGGAAATTGCTTAAGCTTATTTGAACCAAATTCAAAGCCAGCCCAAAGCATTTGAGTATTAGCCCCACCGCTAAATCTTTGACCAGCAAAGCCATACTTAATTTCGCCAGTGGTGCTGGTCTTAGATACTTTAGATCCGCTTACGATTCTGTTAATGGCTTGTTGCCCTTTAACGCGAGTGGAAGCTTTGGCAGCGATTTGTTGCTGAAGATAAGTGGCAAGATTGTTAGAAGTCTGGCGAGCCTCGGCTTTAGCTTCATCGCCTAGTAAGGAGAAGGCTTTATAGACTTGACGGAGCTCAGTTCTATCGAATGCTGAGACTTCTTCAGCCATTGCTATCTCTCTCCTTTATCAACTCGACTGCTGTTGCTAGATCGTCCCAATCATCCCAATACTGCATCGGGATACCAGTTCTAAGAGCAACTATTACTAATAGCCGCCTTATGCTGTCGGGCTGATGGCTTTTGGGTCATCGTTGCCTGTCTTAATGTCGGCAACAGTTTCCATCCAGACATCAAAGGACTTGACTGGCTTTCCAGCACTTTCGCGCTTATGAGCGTTATATGCCAAGAACATCAAGTCCCAGATTCCTATATTGTCTTGCGCCTTTGTGATTGTGTGGCCTGTGGTCTTTTCCCACTTGGCCCACTCTGGCGGTTGAGCAACATAGGTGGCAACTTCGCCTCCGTTGTATTCAATTGTAATTGATAATTTCATAGCTCCCGATGCTCCGATCTATTAGGCAAAGTTCTCTGATGGTGTTCCAACGACTGTCATCGTCCAAGTATCAGTTAGCGCTCCTGGTGCTGCGCCGCCTGCTGTTGGGAAGATTGGCAAGACATTGAAAGTAAATACTGCGCCAGTTATGGCTGTGAATGAAACTGCTAGTGTGGTGTTAGGTGCTGTTTCTGCATCTGTCCACATTGCTTCGAATAGAGAGCTTGCAACTCCCCAATCTTGTAGCAATTCGATTGTGAATGTCCATTGTTTATCAACGGACTTATAGGCGCGACCATCAAGAGTCTGATAGGTCTCGATGATTGTTTCGCAGCTTAGGACTGCGCTTGTTGCTTGGGCATCGTAGTTAGCGCTATCAAGTGTGAAGGTAACATCGCGCCCAGTTATTACTGTTGTTGGCATTTGGGTCTCCTATGCGGTTTGCTCGTAGCGGACGCTCAAGCGTATGTCTGCAACCAATAAATTGGTTGTTCCTACTGTTGTTACTGACGGCCTATCGACTGTCGATAACTCATACTTGGAAGCGTTTAGCGCTCCAAGAATACTAATAATTAATTGCTCTAAATTGTCTAGTGATGCGGCGTTGCTAAAATATGCAACGCAAGCAGTTATTGTGTAATTTAATTTAACGCGAATAGTTGTCTTGCCTAAGACTTCAAGTTCCATATATGGCGCATCTGGGACGCACACTATTGCAGGAACGATAGGCGCTTCTGGAACTGAATCATAAATGTTGGCGCTGCAGCCAGCCAGAGCGGTTTTAAGTTGGCCTCTGACATCTGTGGCAATTGTTGATGGCATTAACCGACCATCGTCTCTACATCAAGATAAGGGCCTAGAAGGCCAGTTACTTTGGCAAGTAAATTCTTAGATAGGCGGTAAGGGGTAACTGCGAAATCTACGCCTTCTATTGATCCACCAGCGGCGGTTCTGGATTGAAAGATTTCAACGGAGATAGCCAGAATAGCAGCTTCAGCATTGGGGTTTCCGACATAGGTCGATAATCCAGATAGCGCAGCGTTTCCTGCTGGGATGATATTTTTTTCCAATATGTCTGCATTGGTGATTGCGACTGTAAATACATAATCTGAAATCTCGTCATCGGTTACTGTGTGAGTGCCATTGAAAGGAGCTCCGCAGCCAGTAATAATTACGGATTGGCCTTCTGTGAATTCTTGAATTGTTGCAGTTTCAAAAAAAGCAATATTATTGGTCAGTTTTACTTTGTTAATTTTGCTTTGGAAAGTAACTAGCATTGGGAGAACTAGATTTTCCGAGGCATCTACTATGTCGCCTAAATAGGCGTCTGAATATAGGGATGACGAAACGCCAAGAATCGTCCTAAGCTCTGAAGCCGTAACTATCGTTGGCATTTCGTCATCCTTTCAAGCAGTTAGGTGAGCGGCCAGCTCGGGAGCGGACTGGCCGTCACTATTTTGAATTAACTACGCAACCATCCAACGATAAGCGCCAGCGCCTACCTTTGTTGCAAGTGCGCCATAACCATAGTAAGCAACCTTGATCTGGCCAGTTGCTACCTGTGCAGTCTCCAAGCGGAAACGGCTTGACTCATACCAAGTATAAGCCTCTGGGTTGATGATGATGATTGTGTTATCTCCAACACCTGAAGCAGTTGTTAGATTGCGATCTACGCGGAAGTTTAAGCCAAGTAGATTGCCAGTTGCGGAACCTGCTCCAAGATTTCCACCTTGATTCATATTGCCAATCAAGTTCTGGTAAATCGGACGGCCAGCATCAGCAAGATTCTGGATTACGCCCCATTGCTGAGGAGAAGCGATAATGTTTTGTGCGAATCCTAGAGTGTTGGAGTAAATTGAAACTCCAGCATCGGATACGAAGTCAAGAAGTCCAGCTGCATCAAGAGTGCGGTTTCCGCCATCTGTTCCACCAGCAATTAAGCCAGTTACAACTGCTACATCTGTTGCCTTTGCATAGGCATATTCCATTTGACGGACTAACTCATCAAAGAACGCAGGAGAACTTCTGTCAAGAAGCTCTACGGAAAATTCTTGACCGCCCGCATATTTCTTGACACTCACAGATAAAAATTCACTGGTCATCCCTGTTTCATCAATTGTTGCTTCTTCAGCTTCTTCTCCAACTGTTGGAACTGCTGTGAGCTTTGGAATCTCAAAAGTCATACCAGCATCTGGTAGAACTCCGCGAGATACTGAATCAACTGCTGGACGATCAGCATTTGCAAGAGGATTGATTACCTCAGTTAATTGACGAGTTGGGACGAGACCAGCGTTGTTTGTTGTGGTGTCATCTGCTGCGCGAACATAAGCGCGAGCATCGTCATTTCCTAGAGCAGCGCGAACGCTCATTTCTAGGTATTTGGACTTGGTGAACTCAAGTCTTGGAGTTGTGTAGAAAGCAGGCTTTGGAGCTGCAGCTTCTACTTTGGCTGCTTCTACCGCTTCTTCAACGGCAGGAGCAGGAGCGGTAGTGTCAGACACTTGGTCTCCTTCGGTTGGTTTGTCTGAATCAGCGGTTGCCAAATC